CGGTCGAGACGAAATCGCTCGTGAGACCGTAGATCACCGGGGCGAGGGCGCCGTGCGGACCCGCCGTCGAGCCGTTGTAGCCGGGGACCACGCCGATGGCAGGCGTGAGCAGCACTGAAGAGACGCGCATCCATTCGGCGTCCACCAGGGCCAGCATCTTGTTCGCCACGCCCGTCGCGGACGTGAGGTTGATGACGGTATCGTTGGTCGCCTTCGCGGAGGCGAGCGTCGTTGCAGTCAGAGCCATGTGGGAATCTCTCGCAAAAAAGGGAGGCGCTTGCTTACAGGGCGCCCCCGTGATTGGGAGCGCCCCGCCGCCTCAGTAGGGTGTTACCCGCCGACGCGGACGCCGAGTTCCTGACGCAGCACAGCGACGCCGTAGAGGACGTCGATACGCTGAATCCACTGGTCTGAGGTCGCGACGTAGTCGCGGATCACACGAATGCTCTTGCCCGACTTCCGCGACGCCGCGCGGTACGCCTTGTCCGTGCCCCCGGGGAGTGGCATATCGACCATCGCCAAGGTACCGAAATCCTTGTGGACGGCCATGTTCTGCGGCGACTGCTTGCCGGTGATGGACGAGAACGACGCAGCGGCCGTGTCGAACACGTACACCGGGGTCGAGGTCGCCGGCATGTTCGTCACGTTCTGCAACTGCTGGCCCGGTCCCACCATCGCCGGGGCGAACGGGATCGTGAGCGTGCCCGAGCTGTCCGACGTGGTCGCCGTGACGACGAACTGCGCCGTCTGGCCCGTGGACTGGTAGCTCTGCGGGTTCACGCTGTTGACCGGGGTCGAGACGGAGACGAACGAGACCACATCCCCGGCGTTGAGGGTGGAGGCGCCCGACTGCCAGCCGGTCGTGGTGACGGTGGACGCGCCCGTCGAGGGCGACACGCTCACAATCGGCGTGGACGCGCCGAGCGTGCCGACGGTGTGGACGTAGATGTTCTGATCCATGTACCAGTCGAAGCCGATGGACCGGCCCATCATGCCCGAGAGGTACTGCTGGCGGATTTCCGCCGCCGCCTGGAACAGCCCCTTCAGGTTGTCCACGATGGACGCTTCCGCTGCCGGGTTCAGGAACAGGCAGCGCCCGCCATCCACTGGAGCCGCGTTGTTGTCCAGCTTCGTCTTCGCGGCGAGGTAGGTCGTCAGCGTGGTCGGCACGGTGCCCGGGGTGCCCACGAAGTTATTGAGACCCTGCGCGAGGTTGCAGACGTCCTGATCGATCAGGTTCGACAGACGCACGATCTGGGGTTCCAGCACGCGCTTGCGGTAGTTGTCGATGTCCAGCAAAAGCTGCTGGGAACTGACCTGCGTATCCACACCGCGCTGGAACGCCAGCGTGAGGGGCACGAACGTTTCCGTGATCGGTTCGATGTTGACGGCCTGACCGAGACGGCCGACGTAGCGCGGCGGCTTTCTGATCGACAGGGTCTGCCCGAGGACGGTCCCGCCGAACTCGAACTGGTCCGAGTATTCGGAATTGATGTGGATCATGGCGTTGTACGTGTTTTCGAGCACGTCCAGCGCTTCGTAGGTGACGATGTCGTTCGTCAAAAATGTGTTCGCGATATAGCTACCCTTCTCTTTCAACCGATTGAGACGCCACGAAGGCGGCGCGACGCGCGGCGGACCACGGTTGGCCCGTTTTCGTCATAGAAATCTTGTCGGCCCATGTGATAACACGGCCCGTCATGATCTCCCGCATGTGCGCTTTCGTGGCCTCTGTATGTGTGAGACCAACATGGGAAATCCGGATCTTTTCGCAGTGTTCCGGCGAATGCCGACGACCACGAAGCGCTGCCGCCTGCGCCGGGCACGGCTTGCCGCGTTTCGCGTCGCCGAGTTTCAACCGATGCGACGCTGACTTAGGTCGGCCACGCTGCGCCTCTGCCATCTTGCGCTTACTGGCGTCGGTGTGGCGGAAGCCGTCACGCGGGCCTGACCCAGCGCGACGCGCGGCATTGTAGAGATCCGGGGTGGAATCGATGTGCTGTTGTTCAGCGATGATGGCAGCGGCGCGGGACGGACACTCCGCAACGATGCCCCAAGAGAACGACGAGCTACCATAGTGCAGCCAATCCGCCTGCAACGCGGCGTTCGTATGGACGCCACGCGACAAGACGGACAGATGCTCTCGCCAGCGGCGCGGGATGTGGACACTGCTGCCCACGTAGACCCGTCCGGTCACGAGATTATGGATGGCGTAGACGCCAATCACTCGTTAACCCTTTCGCAGCGTTAACGGCGACTCCCTCGCTCCCGCGCTCGCGATTCGCGATAACCGCTTCGGTCATAGTCGAAGCCGGCTTTTTTGGGCAGGTCAGACGAGGGGGTCGCCGTTGTTTTGCTGCCCGCACCGACCGGCTGGAACGGTGGGGGCACAAGGACAGGAGACACCATCGCGGGGGTCGAGGCCGGTGAAGCGACACCCTGAGACGGCGCGAGCGAGGACAACGCCATGCCAAATTCCAGATCGGACATCCCCGCAAGGCGGGTGGCAAGGGCTGCATCGTTCGCAATCGCGTAGATGAGGTGCGGACCATTCGGCAGCAGGGAGACCGCTTGCACGCGCTGCTGGCCGATGGCGGGAGTGGGACCCAATGTGACCGCCGCGCCGGGGCCGGTGGTCAACACCGCATCGAAGTCTGCATAGGTCTCGCGGGCCGTCGTCAATTGCTGGACGATCCGGTCCTGGAGGCTGCGAGAGGCCCGATCCGCTTCGATGCTTTGCCGGACACGGGCGTCGAAATCGAGCGCGGACAGGCGTTGTTCCGCCTTCCAATCCGCGAGGTCTTCCACGAAATCGCCGTAGCTCTGATACTTGTCGCCGATCTCGTCTTCCGTCGGCTTCGGACGGCCCGCTGGGGCGACGGGCGCCACCGGGGGGGCCGCTGGTTCCGGGTCGCGCACCGCACGCGCCGCCCGAAGCGTCTCCAGTTCGCGCTGGCTCGCGTCGTACTTCGCCCGCAAGGACTCCGCATCCCGTTTCGCCTCTTCCCGTTCGCGGGTGAGGTCGTCAAACCGCCGCTGGCCGCGCGTCTTGAACTTCCCCGCCTCATCGCGGGGCGCAGGCGGGGTGTCTGGGGTAGATGCGGTAGCAGGAGTGGGGGAAGGGTCCGGCGTGGTGTGCCGGTCCATCGTCTCGGCGAGGTCGTCTGCACTGACGCCGACGCCGGTCAGGACACGGCCATCGACTTCATGGGAGACGGGGGCGTTGGGGTCGACGGTCGCCTGCTCCATCATGGAATGCTCAGAGTATGCAGAAAGGGCCTCATGCTGTCAAGCGATTGACGCTGTCAAAACCGTGACACCTACACGCCCCACGGGGTGTCCGACGTGGGTTCATCAGGCGGCAGCGGCAGCGTGATCGTCACCGCCGACGACGGGCCGAGCGTCACGACCCTATCCCGACACGGGGGACAATCGCAGTCCACGCCATGCGTCGGAAATTGATAGGCCGGCGGCAGCGACTCACGCCGTCGTTGATGGTTGGGCATCGCCGCGCTTCCTTAAGAGTGCCCGGTTGACATAGCAAATATTGCCGTGTGCGGTCGCGGAGGCGGCGGCTGATAACCAACTCCGCGCCGTCGTGACGTGGCCGCAGGGACACACAATCGTCGTGATGGCATCCGCAAACGACCCCATGCGCGGGAACGGCGGCGGCACGTCAGTCTTCGCGCTCATGCGTCGTCCCCGTTCATCTGATTCGCCTGTTCCGCCCGGTCGGCTTGCGCTTCGGCGATCTCGTGCTGGACTGCCGCCATCTCCCGGTCGTGGTCATGGTCAATCGCTTGGACCCGTAGCTCGTGGTCGTGCCCGATCATCTGTTCTTCGCGGGCGACCTGATGGCCGGTCTCCGCCAGCCCCGCCTTGATGCTGGCTTCCGTCAGCCCCGCCTGTGCGTTGATCTGGGCAATCTGAATCCGGGTATTCGCGTCGATCTGCGCCTTCGTCAGCGCCAGTTCGGCGTCCATCTGCGCCTTCTGGAGCGCGGTCTGCCCGTCCATCTGCGCCTTGCTCATTTCGCGCTGCGTCTGCGCCTGCTGCTTCGCCTGTTCCTGCGCCTGCCCGGACTCGATCTGCTGCTGCAACTGCTGAATCATCTGTTGCATCTGCTGCTTCTCGGGGTCCGGGGCGCCTTCCGGCTGATCCTGCAACTGCGGCGGCAGTGCCTTTCGCAACTTCTCCGCGATCTTGTGGGCGCCTGGGAAGCTCAACTGCTCCACGTAGTCGGGGGTCGCCATCATCGCCATTTCTGGCGGGAGATGCGGAATCAGCGAGCCCAGCGCAGCCGCGCCTTCTTCCCGACGGGTCGCACTGCCCTTGCCGACGGTCACCGTGACCTGGTATTTGCCTTTGGTTAGGTCGAAGAACTCATGCAGTTCCGGATTGAACTGCCCCGGTCCCACAGGCTGCGGAATGCCGTTGGCGCCCTTGGCGAAGGGTTGCCCCGCCATCACCTGATCCGGTTCCTCGTCCTGCCCCATGATTTGCAGAATCTGCCCGGGTCGCGTGATCTTCGGGATGATCTCGACCATCAACTCGCCGGCATAGATCAGCGCCCGCTGGACGTGCATCGGGTAATTGCTCCCCGTGAGGTCCGACTGGGCTTGGAGTGACTGAATCGCCTTCCCGCTATGCTCGCGCGGGTTGTTGTACTCCATCGACGGGTCATACACCCCCGTCGTCGCCTTGATCGCCTCTTCCGACCGCAGCATCAACGCCACCGCCGCCTGGATGGGTGGTTCGGCGGTCTGCCGCTGCGGTGGGGGCAACACCTCACCCCCAATCGACACCGGCTCATACGGCAGATAGGAGTAATTGAACGTATTGGCCGTCTTCCAGATGTCCAGATACGGTTCGATCTGCCCTGCCGCTGCCACGAAGGGCGCTTTGTTCGCGAGGGCGTACGTCTCGATGGCGCCGCTGTACGTGTAGTTCAGCATGCGCTGGGCGTCCATGCCTTCCTGAATCACCCCGCGCAGCACAGGCCGGCCGTCCACGTTTAGTTCTTCGCCCAGGATCGGGATCAGCGGGATCCGCGAGCCGACCCACTGCCACTGTTCCAGAATCTCCGTCGCTGTGATCTTGAAGCCTTCGACCTTCGGCTGGCGAATGACCCGCGTCTGGCCGCCGGCCTCGTGCGTCACGTCCGTGAACGTGATCCGCCAGTACTCCGCAATCCGGACGCTATCCTCCGCGACCCACCCCGGCAGATCGCCGGTCGCCATGAAGTCGTCCAAGCTGTTGATATCCGCGTCAGGCCAGCGGCTCGTGAACTCGTCCCGGTCGAGGTCTTCCGTCACGAACATGAACAGCGCATCGGACCGCGTCGGGCGCAGGGCCGACGGGTCGCACATCACGCTGAGATTGTTGGTAATCCGTTCCAGCCGTAGTTCCTGGTCGAATGCCGCTGGGTCGTTGGGGTCTCCCGGCCACGTCTCGTGGACGTAGTCCGTCCGCAAGCGGAACCAGCCGATCCCGCCTTCAATCGCCCCATCAGCCGCCCACTCGACCGGGGATTCCCCTCGAGCCGCGTTCTGCACGCGCCGCAGGTAGCCTTTGTAGATGTCCGCGACGTCACCAGACGCGCCGAAGCCGTTGGGTAGGACGTCAATCGCGAAGGCCGCTTGCTTGATCTGGTTGGAGAGCTGGCGAATGGGCTGGGAGAGGCGGTCAATCGTCAGACACGGGCGCGCCGGCTGGGCCGCAACGCCCGAAATGGCACTGGAGCCTTCCCGTTGGAGGCGAATCCCGGCGGGCCACTGGTCGCCCGCGCGAAACTTCTTCGCTTCCAAGATGCTCTTGCGCTGCGTATCTTCCGCTTCTTCGCACTTCTTCCACCGACGCCGCGCTTCCGCGATGATCGGGTCAATCCCTGCACGCGTGTCGCCGTTCGTAGGCACAGATCGGGGCATGGCTTAGGACGAATAGATGCGGCGGGGCTTCAGGGACTCGCGGACGATGTCCATCTCTAGCTCTTTGTGATTCTTCGCGAGTCGGAGCTTCGTCGCCAGCCGCTTGTCCCACGAGGTAATCGCTTGCTGGCCGGCGAGTAGTTCCAACCGCGCCTTTTGGGCGACAGGATCAGGACCGGCGAGCAGCACGAGGTAGCCGTACACCGCATCGGCTAGATCATCGTCGGCCTTGATGGCGCGAAACGCCTTCGTGAACCGCTGCCGCCACGTCGCACGACCCTGGATGACCGTCTCCAATAGCAGCAGGCGATCCCGCTCCATGCCGCGAATCAGGAACATGACGGCGTCCGACAGTTCCTTTTCGGCGCGCGTGCGATAGCCGGCGTTGGGGAGATCAGGCAGGCGTGACGACCGGAGCGCGTCAGACATACGCGACGGCTCCGGTCAACGTGACAAGGGAAGGATAAGGCGTCACGGAATTGACGCTAGTGTGCCAAGTGCGGGACACGCTGTCAAGCAGGAATCAGCCCAGCCAACCCATCGGCCCGACAACCGGTCGGTGTGCGGTCATCGCCTTGGACTTCTCTTTCCCGACTTGCTGGCGCACGGCCAGGGTCCGGAAGGCGTCGGCGCCATGACTGGCCCAATCATGCACCGGGGTCGGCTTGAACTCGTTCAGGCGCGTGTTGTAATCCCGGCGGTAGTGCTGCAAGCATTCCAGCCCCTTACCCGCTTTGGTGTCATCGAAATAGCACTTCGGGAGCAGCATCCGCGCGGCATGGATGCCGTCTTCCAAGGGGATATTCGGCGCCACTTGGAAGCGAATCCCCAACGTCGCCGCCGTTTCCACACGCGACCGGCCGGACCCGAGTTCCCGCACTTGGATGTCATGCGGCGCCCAATGCTGGCCGTAGGTGTAGCCTTTGGTCGTCAGGACGTGCGCGTAATGCGGTAAGCCTTCGCCGCTCGCTTCGTAGTAGTCCACGATCCGCACTTCGC